GACCGGACCCGCTAAAATTAAACATGCCGTCACTGCATCAGGACGTAGAAGAAAAACTTCTAAAAAGTCTTGACAAATGCATAAAAATGTGGTATAATATAACTATATAGTATAACAACAGAGGAAACTATGACTCCCGAGCTTGAAACTTATTTTAATAATTATAACGAACTCTTCAACCACGAAGGTTTCAAACAACTCGTACAAGAGCTTTCCAACAACGCAACGCAGTTAGCAGATATTCAAACAGTTAAAAATCAGGAAGACTTGTACTTCCGTAAAGGTCAAGTAGCTGCTTTTGCTACTGTTATTAATCTACAAGGTACTATTGAAGCTGCTCGTGATCAAGCAGAAGCAGATGCTGAAGAACCCGTAGATGTATAAAATATATGACTTCCGTTGTACTAACGGGCACGTTTTTGAAGAAATGGTAGAGAGTAGCGTTACAACCAGTAGGTGCGGTTGTGGCGCGAATGCTACACGTATGGTATCTGCCCCGTCCTTTCACTTAAATGGCGCTGACGGTTCATTCCCCGGCGCTCACATGAAGTGGGTTAAAGAGCACGAAAAAGCAGGTAAACAATAACATCTCCATAATGATAACGATCACGGAGTTTAATCATGTCTAGAGCAACGATTTTAGATCCCCGTCCTGAAGAGGAAAACGCGGATCAAATCGAACAAAACGAAGTTAACGAGATTCAACAAGAAGTTGAGCAACCTCAGCCAGAAGAACTAAGCTTACCAGATAAGTACCAAGGTAAGTCTTTAGAAGAAGTTGTACAGATGCACCAAGAAGCTGAAAAGTTACTAGGTCGTCAGTCTTCTGAAGTAGGCGAACTTCGTAAAGTTGTGGATGACTACATTAGTACTCAAACACAACCTACAACACCTCAACAGCAACACGTTGAGCCTGAAGATGATATTGATTTTTTTACTAATCCTCAAGGCGCAGTAAATCGTGCTATTGAAAATCATCCTAAAATTAAAGAAGCGCAAGAGTACTCAATGCAGTACAAACAGCAAGCATCTCTTGCTACGCTTCAAACCAAACATCCAGATATGCAAACGATCCTTAGTGATCCTAAGTTTGCAGAATGGATTAAGGCATCTAAAATTAGGACTCAGTTGTTTGTAGCAGCTGACCAACAGTATGACGCTGACTCTGCGGACGAACTCTTTACACTCTGGAAGGAGCGAAAGACAGTAGCACAGCAGACTGCCCAAGTTGAAAAACAGGCGCGTAAGCAGACACTGAAGGCAGCTAATACAGGTAATGCACGAGGCACTGGTGAGGGTTCCCGTAAGAAAACGTATCGCAGGTCCGACATTATTAAACTAATGAAAACAGACCCTGAGCGTTACCAAGCACTGTCAGACGAAATACTGACAGCATACGCGGAGGGTCGGGTCAAGTAATCTAAAGGAGATTAATCATGGCTAACGAAACTTCGGGAACCTACTTTACAGCTAATGCTGTGGTAGACAAAACAGCAGCAGGTACTTTTATTCCAGAAATCTGGAGTGACGAGATTATTGCTGCATACCAAAAAAACCTCAAGATGGCTCCTCTTGTCAAGCGCATTCAAATGTCTGGCAAGAAAGGCGATGTAATCCACATCCCTAAGCCTACTCGTGGTTCAGCTTCTGCTAAGGCGGAATCAACTGCGGTAACAATCCAAGCGAACCTTGAGTCAGAGTTGCAGATCAGTGTAGATCGTCACTTCGAGTACTCACGTCTAATCGAAGACATCGTTGAAGTACAGGCTCTCAACAGCCTCCGTCAGTTCTACACAGAAGACGCTGGCTACCAGCTTGCTCTTAAGGTAGACACTGACCTTATCAACGCTGCTACTGGTTTTGGTGACGGCACTCGCACACAGTCTCCAGCTAACACCGGTGCTAACTGGGTTAACACCAACAGCTATTACTTTAATGCCGCTGCTGGCCTTGCTACTTATGCTGTTGACACTGTAACTTCAGGCGACAACTTTACCGACCTTGGTTTCCGTGAGGCTATCAAGAAGATGGATGACGCTGACGTTCCTATGGAAAACCGCGTCCTCGTTATTCCACCTGCAGTACGTAAGTCTATCATGGGCATCGACCGATACGTGTCTTCTGACTTTGTAGGCGGACGTGGTGTAGAGTCTGGCCTCATCGGTAACCTCTACGGCGTAGACGTCTACGTTTCAAGCAACGCTCCAGTAATGGAAGTATCAGGCCAAAACAGTGCTTCTACTGCTGACACTCGTGGTTGCTTGTTCTTCCACCAAGATGCTCTCGTAATGGCAGAGCAAATGGCTGTACGTTCGCAGACACAGTACAAGCAGGAATACCTGTCAACACTGTTCACTTCGGACACTCTGTACGGTGTACAAACATACCGTCCAGAAGCTGGATTCATCCTCGCAGTTTGCGACGAGTAAGTCCACTAGGGGGTCAGCAATGGCCCCCTTTCCTTTCTCCTCCTTCTTCTCTGCAATAGGACTTTCCGATGTCGAACTACACTAAGACTACAGACTTTGAAGCTAAGGACTCGTTACCTACGGGCGACTCAGGAAAAATTATCCGTGGCGCTGAATTTGAAACAGAGTTCGATGCAATCTCCACTGCTATTGCAACCAAAGCTGACACAGCAGGGCCTACGTTTACCGGAACCCTAACCTTTGAAACTATTTCTGATGGAACGATTGGTGTCACTGCCTTTGTCGATGAAGACAACATGGCATCTAACAGTGCAACTCTGGTTCCTACACAACAGTCCGTAAAAGCTTACGTTGACTCGCAAGTTACCGCACAAGACCTAGACTTCCAAGCTGACTCTGGCGGTGCACTAAGCATTGACTTGGACTCTGAGACACTGACTTTCACAGGCGGCACTGGTGTTGATACGTCTGGTTCAGGTAATGCTGTTACCTTTGCCATTGACTCTACCGTTGCCACACTGACTGGCACTCAGACGCTGACTAATAAGACTCTCACGTCTCCTGACGTAAACACTCCTGACATCGACGGCGGTACTATTGACGGTACTGTCATTGGTGGTGCTACTCCTGCCGCTGTTTCTGCTACTACTGTTTCTGCTACAGGTAACATTACGGTAGGTGGCACTGTAGACGGACGTGATGTGGCTACTGATGGCTCTAAGCTAGACGGTATTGAGTCTGGTGCTACTGCTGACCAAACAGCCGCAGAGATTCGTACACTGGTTGAGTCCGCTACTGACTCTAATGTTTTTACTGATGCAGATCATACAAAACTAGACGGCATTGAAGCAGGCGCTACAGGCGATCAAACTAATGCCGAGATTAGAGCCGCAGTAGAAGCCGCTACAGATTCCAATGTATTTACCGATGCTGACCACAGCAAATTAGATGGCATCGAAGCCTCAGCAGACGTAACGGACACAGCTAATGTTACAGCCGCTGGTGCGTTGATGGACTCAGAGGTTACTAATCTAGATCAGGTTAAAGCGTTTGACTCTGCTGACTACGCTACAGCCGCACAAGGCACAACGGCAGACGCAGCATTGCCTAGAACTGGTGGGGCAATGACTGGTGCAATTACTACTAACAGCACTTTTGATGGTCGTGATGTGGCTACTGACGGTGCTAAATTAGATGGTATTGAAGCAGGAGCAGATGTAACAGATACAGCCAACGTCACAGCTGCTGGTGCTGTCATGGACAGTGAGTTGACCAATGAAACTGCTGTCAAAGCTCTGAATCAAGGCGTTGCTACTACTGACAGCCCTACGTTTGTTGCTGTAGAAACAGACGAAATAAAATCAACTGATGGAATTAATATAACTATTGATTCTGATGATAATTCTTCTGCAAACTCGTTTACCGTAAGAAGTGGGTCTAGTGGTTCTTACGAAACATTAATTAGCGCTGGAGAAGACGGAGCAGCACGTCTTTGGTACGATAACGGTTTTAAATTAACAACGCAATCTACGGGCGTTGAAGTCACTGGTGTATTAACATCCGATGGTATTAAAACAGACATTGGCGTAAATGGAATTATTGAAGCTAATTCAACTAGCGATGCTATAGTAGATGGAGCATCATTATTGAAAATGAGGGCAGTAATCGGATCTGCTCAAAATGAAGTCGGTAACATTTTTATAAAGAATGTTGGAACTTCAGAAAACACTGGTGAAATTGTATTTAGTACAATGAACTCAGGAACTCTTGCTGAAAGACTGTCTATTGACTCCACAGGCATCGACGTTACGGGTACTGTGACGGCTGACGGCCTTAACGTAGACGCTGGCTCTACATCTTTGATTGGAACTTTAGAAACGACCGCAGACAACTCTTCACTTGTGTATGCTGACTCCGCTCAAACTTTAATCTTAAAAAATACTGATGCAAGCGGTACTGCCAGACTTAAGTTTTTAGGAACTGCATCAGAAAGTGGAGCTATTACTTTTGGCGGAGGAGTTGGAGCAACAAGTGATACTTTTGCTGTTTATCCTAGAGTTATGGCTGGCGGCAAGGCATTTAACATTACTGGCGGCGGAGACATCGCTTTCTACGAAAACACTGGCACGACTGCGAAGTTGGTGTGGGATAGTTCTGCGGAGGTTTTAGAGGTAAACAAACTCTCTGCTTTAGGCGATCAAAATACTAAACTTGATTTAAACATTGCTAACACTGCCCGCATTTTTACAGGTGGTTTAGAGCGCCTTCGCGTCGACTCTAGCGGACAAGTTGGTA